CCCTCCTCGACCAGGAGGGGGTGGAAGTCCACCTATACCGGCATGTGTACCGACACAGGTCTCCTTTCGTCCCGCCTAAGGGGGCCAGTAGTCATAGATTTCGTGGAGGTTCATGACGGACCTGCATGTTAATTTGTTATACGCAGACATGCTCTGCGGGAATAACACCTTGAGATCAAGGATTACTCCAATCTTTGTTCCCAAATACTAACTCGAGTGACTCCATTGCTTTATCAAATGCAGTGAGAGCCATAAGACTATATTCCGAAGCTCCAAAGAGCTTCTGGAATTCTTGGACGGTTCCGCGGAAGAAGTAAGAACGATGTTCTCCTCTTTCCCTGAACGATCGAACCTGGCAACTCCTTATATCTTGTAAGGTAGTGTCAGAGAATTCAAATCCGGGGTCGAAGCCTGTAATGGTCTCGAAAACCGAATCTAAATCATCCTCCTTAATTGCCTCCACGACCGTGAGGTACTTATCGAAGAAATCGTTAACTTCATCACAAATTCGTGATGTAGACAGCATGTTAGAGAGACAAGCCATATAGGCTGGATCGTCTATCTCAAACAAATCCAACATTTCTTGAGCAATGTCAGAATTATTGGTCAAGATGTCCCAGCATTTGCAATTATTGGGTGCCGAATTTAGGTACTCTTTAAAAGCTTCTTGTTTCCATGCGTCTTCATCGTCTTCCTTTAATGGAAGGAGGAAGAAGTCAGCAAAGATACGATCAAAAGAGAGATTACCTTTCAGTTCATCTTTCTTTTTCGAATCAGAAATAAAATAGCCAATCAAGGTATGTTTTATCTCGTTGGCTGTGTATGCAAATACACATGCCCCGGTAAACTCCATTGGATAGGCTGCAACAATGTCTGGATCGTAGAAACCCTGAAGATAAGGGATCTGCCCAGAACTTACTACAGCGAGTATCACTGAAAGATAAGGCTTTTTGTGGTAACCCAGAAGGATCAGGCGATAGAACCATTTCTTCGCCGTAACACCTCTAGATGCTAACCAGAGGGGTACAGCTAGTCTGTCCTCAATTGAGTTTGCATACTTCAGAGCTAAACCAGGTGGGATGGGAGATGCAAATTTTCCATCGTACACTGAAACTTTGGCAAAGTCTAAGAGTACTTTGTCATATTGTCCCTCATCTTCTGGATCGTCAATATCCCTTCGAAAATGAGATATTGTCGATTTAGAATGGTTTTTCTTTAGATTTGCATTCTGGCAGAGCCATGAGTGCACTTCATAGACATCCGGGTAAAGACTCTCATCGAAACTGATGATAGAATCATCACCCACAATGACATAGAAGTCCCGAGCGGAAAGGTGTTCCAATCCACACTTCTTCATCAACATTCTCATCAGCACATGATGTGATAATGAGAACAAATCAAAAGAACCCAGGAGGCCTTGAGGCTGACCTGTCAGTTGCGTATACAATATCATAGTGCCGTCAGGCATTACGAAAGTTTTTACTAGTCCGGATATATACTTCCAGAATTCGGAAACGAAGTCGGGGAGCAATGCATCCGTCACAAGCTTTTGAAACGACTGAGATAAGGTATCAGTCGCTGAACTGAAATCTGACCCGAATATTGTATTGCAATGTGCATAACGATATTCAGGAGTTGTAATTTTCATCAGGAATCGAACACCGATCTGATGATCCTGCATAGCGTCACAAGATTCAACGAATCCAGTATTCGTGTTCTTGTAACCGAGATAACGTAGGAAGGTAGATATCATTCGGTGTATCAACATACACCTATCTTGAATATATCCTTCTGCAATGTGAACGAATCTCCATTTGCGTTTTCCGCCATTTGGAATTCCGATCGTCTTAATCATCAGTCCTTCATAACCCTCGACGGGCTGAAGTCTATATGTCTGAGTATAGGAAGTAGCCAAATCATACTGCTTCACTATCTCGTCTTGATATATCTGGTCACATTCATATACAGAAGCGGCCAGACTTGATAATGAAAGGCGTTTTTCTTTGCCGTTCACTACCCTTGTAACAGATGATGCAGATGCCTTAAGTGTGCGATATACATCATTCATCTTAAAGATCCAATTCTTTGGATCTGAGATTCCTGATTTATCCAAAGCCCTCTTGAAATCCTTGAGGTAGTTTGGAACAATCGGTTTGTTAAGGTCATCTATGACCTCCTGAAAGAGGTCAAGAAAGTCTGGATCAAGTTCAGGTTCTGGACTTGTTAAAGTATTTAACAACTCCTCCGCCTGAGCTGTCACCTCCTCCTTGGATGCATTTGTTAAATTATAAATGGATCCAAGTGAAGTTGGATGGGTTAACCAGGTAACCATTAACTGGTTGGGATCAATCCCAAAACCCCCTTCTTCCAATGCGTGAAGCATCAGGAAGAGGACCTTCCATAAATAGGCGTAGAAGCCAGGCTTCTGTGCTAGTATGAAATCAGGTATAGGACTACAGTCGTGGTCACCTTGATAAGTGAAAAGAATGCCCCTTAAATCACTTGGGACAAACTGAAGAGATTTACCGGATATCAAGACACATTCCCCAGTGGACATGTCTCTTGAGGATCCTGCAATGACAAACAGGTCAGTAGCTACACTGGAAAAGTAGTTATTGCCTATAGCGTTGATGACGGAGAGAAGGTCTTCATTCCGAGCCTTACAGAGCTCGCAGAAGTCTTTTACTTCAATACCTGATTTCATTCCTTTTACTTTGTCAAAGAATGACATAGTAAAACGAAAGCAGTTAGTGAAGATATCTTCCTGAATCTGGGAACTTATCTCCAAATTAAATTCAGCAGCCGAGTCACAGATTAACTGTGTCATCGATTTTGCTACTGTTGAAGCATCTGGACCTTCATACCCCACTGGATCGGGTATTCTGATCTGTGCTTCGTTTCCAGTACTCGAGTGTTTTCCTTTATGGGAACGACTTTTGTTCTGGTCTTTCACAATAGATTCCTCCATTCTGACCAAGATGTTAGATTGCAAGAGGTATCACCTGCTTACCTTGTTGGAGTTGGTAAAGTTCCAACATAGGATCCACAACTCGTAGCTCACTTGCACGAGCTAAGTATTGACTGCAGTACGTTGGTGGTAACCAGCCACCTTCCGACTTTCGTCTCAACTGAGTTTGAAGGGTCACATTAGTGATATCAGGGGGGGCCCCATCGTGGGC